GTATCCAGCGAGGTTAAGTGCGCGTCCCAGCGATCCAGTTTCCGCAAGCTCCAGTGCATATTGCTTTGATTTAGACTCAGAGGATAAACCTGTAGTCCAAGGATGTGCGTCAGCTTCAGTGCGATATAACTCAGTTTTAATAATATAGACATCACAATTAGCCACAAGCGACTCCGCCAAGATATGAGTCTTGATTCGATAATCTGGAAAATCATTTATATACTCCTTTAGTCTGTCTTGCACTGATACATAGTCATCAAGGTAATTCGACATTTAACTTCTCTCTCCCTGCGAAATCATTTATCGCATCTTGTAATTGTTCTTTTAATGAATAAAATGTGCCATCTGGCCAATTCTGTGCTTCATCGGCGCAAGGCTGGCAATAGAACCTAACCTGAGCTTTGCGAAGCGGTGTGTCGCTTTGGACTTTCCAAACCGCTGGAGTCATAGCTCTTAAATCCCAGCCGTTCTTATTTTGTCCCCACCGATACTTGCAGTAATCGCAGTATTGATTCGTATTATGATTGCGAGTCAGACTCAATGTCGTCCCAATCTTCTGGAGTAGAAAATCTGCATCGACCCAAGATAGCGGCGTATCCAATGAGATCGAGATACGAATCTTCGCGCTCTGGACTTTCCACCATTCTTGAGAGTTTTGTCGCAATAGCAATAAGCGCCAAGTCAGATGGGTCTCTGAGCTGAATACCGAGTGCTCTTGCGATTTTGTAAATGCGTAGAAAATTGTGCCTCGGGTCGCCATACTCAATCCCTCGGTCAAATAAGGTAGCACCAGCGTCTTCGAGCCAATCACTTAATGATTTCTGTGTATCGGACACTGGCTCTCCCTCTCTTGTAGCCCTCGTTGAATGCTTTCGCTTTTGAGGAATTGATTAGAGCCCATAAGTAAAGGCCCATAAATGGAACGCCTACGATGATTGCAAAGACTGCTTCGTTAGATAAATTAGGCAACATCTGCATTTACCCCATATTTATCTAACCAGTAATTGGAGATTTCGCTCTTTGCTAATCTGCCTCTCAGCTGAGTCTTGCCCATCCGCTCTTTAGCGAATCGTCTGATTATTGATCCCTTAACCCAATTTGTCCCATCAGTCCAAGCCCCTGCTTGAGAATCAAATCGAATTAGAGCTACTTTATTTATCATTTTGCTCCCGTTCTGTAATCCCTAAATGGATTTACGGGTTAAATCTATTTGATTAAATCTATTTAGACAAGTAGCAGCTCGGCGTGGCGAATATCTAAGAAGCCAGCCAGTCGCTCATTTGTGGCTTTATTGCTGAAATCGGTCGTAATAGGCAACCGCTTCATAACCCACTCAGGCTCGATTACAGCCCCTAAATCAAACTGGTAGACCCCTTTAGGTGTCGAGTTAATGTAAAGGGTCTTAGCGCCCGTTCTAGCCCTTATATCGGCCAAATAATCCCACTTCTTCTTCTCGATTAGCAAAGTTTCATAGTGAGTCCTACGGCATTTAAGCTCAATGTAGGAATTGTGAGTAATGCCATCTGCTCGGTCGGTCGCTGATAAAGGCGTCAAGTCTGGATAAAGCGACTTGAGAGCCTCAAAGAGTTCAACCTCTCTAAAGTAGATTAGTTATCTTCCTCGCCATCTTCCCAACCAATCTTTCTCATTGGGTCATCGAGAGGCACTATCCAATCAGGATAAGAGCTACGATCCATAGCAAAGGCCAAAGCAGTGCCTTCATCCATCCCAGCTCTGCGACAAGCTTTATAAACTTCATTGGCAGCAATAGCCCAGAAATCAAGCTTCGTTAAAGGCGTCTCTTTAGTAGTTCTGCGTCTCTTAGGACGCTTTACTGCTTTCTTACTTACGCGCTTTCGCGTTGCCATTTTTGACCCCTTTCGCTAGGGCCAATTCTAACTGAGACTCCATTTTATCGAGTCGCGACACTATCGGAATATTCTCCAATTTTATAATGTAGCGAAGACCAGCAATCAGCAAGGCTATAGAGCCTAAGACTGAAGCTACTAAGGTGGCCAACTCAGCCGCTGGCATTAACGGACTTTGCCGTAACGCTCGTAATTTGGATTAAGCCAGTTGATGATGCTAGGCAAGACTGATACTAGAGCTGCATTTGCAATGGCAGCAGGGTCGAATCCCACCGCTAGGTATGTCGCTAGCGCTGCTGCTAGGAACGCTTTCGCCCAGCTTTCTGCTGCTTTTCTTAGGTCTGTCATTAGTTTCTCCTTCGAGCTCGAAATAACTGCCATCTTTATCTCCCAAAGTTGTAAATGAAATATGGAAATGAGACCGATGAGGATTAGCGCCTCTGTAAGATCTGCGCTTCCATCCTAATATCGGACTCATAATCTTTCCATCAAAAATAATATATGCAATGCGCTTATCGCCTTTTTTAGCCAACTTACGAATCTTTTCAACTAACGCATAAGCTTCTTCTTTGTGAGCTGATAAATCAGCGTCAATATCTAAAGCTCTAACGATTCCTGTTCTAGCGTCTGGAATATGGTCAGAAGTGCCTTTAGCGCGGTGGCGAGCGTCAGCAATCCAACCATCAGACTTGCGATCCCGATCAGGATAATCGTCATCGATTTGCTCTCGAAGTTGAATACCTGCTGCGCATAGTTTGGCCATTATTTTGATTTATATTGCTATAAACCTAAAACGCGCAAATCGTCAGGCTCTAAACCAAGAGCAGCCAATTTAGCTTCAGCTGCTAACTTCTTAGCTACTTTAGCTGCCTCGGCTTCTTTTCTTTCTTTTTCTTGTTGCTCATCAATTTCTAATTGAGCCAATTCCTGAGCGTTCATTTCGCGCTCTATAACCTCATTAGTTTCCGCATTGTGAATTATTATGTGTGTCATTATCTAACTCCATAAAGTTGATAAGTTCCGCCAGCAGTATTGCCAGTAGAAGGATAAAAAGTGACTGAATCTATATTTGCAGTTATATTCGATAGAGAACCAACATTGAAAACATTCGCAGAAGTTGTCGTTGTATTATTGTTAGCAATTGAAAAAGTGTGAGCATATTTCCAAGTGCTTGCTGAATTGGCATATTCATAAAGGCGAATAATATGAATTCCATTAGTAGCAGTATTATCTATTCCGCTAGTAATCTGCATAAATGTAGCGCCAAAGGTATAGGTAGCTTGGCTCATTAAAACATCATTGGCATAAACGCTTCCAGTATTTCCATTTAAGCGTAACCTAAATCCTTCACCATCGGTGGAAGGTCTAGCATTTCTTAAAACCAAAACTAAATCTTTATAAGTAGCAGGGATTGATGAAATTGTTGTTGAATTGCCCATAGTTCCTGAGGCAATGCTAATCATTGAACCTTCAAGATAATTACTATAAACTGTAGTATCAATAGCTGAGCCCAGCGTCCTGATAGCTAAAGCACCATCTTTAACTAGATCAGTATCAGCTGGCGTTGTCCAGCCATAATTTGTTGTCGTTGGCATCGATTCTCCTTAAGCGACTATTGTAGCGTTATACCATTCCAAAGTTGGGTCGATGGTATTCCAAGTCTCAGTAATTGGGACAGAAGTCCATCTGAACGCCTGAAGGCTATAGGCAATCGGGGACACATTAAGCTCAAGTCTTAGCTCATTTAGGCTTGCCGTCCAAGTCCAGCCTTCTACAAAGCCCGAAAAGCGGCTATCGACCATATTGGCTGGCAAATTGTTAATATTTAAAGCTTGCCCCATAAAGACGTTGATTAGATTATCTCGGTCTGAGTCATCGATTGCAGGGTTTGTGAGCTGGAAGGTAATGCGATTTAAAGAAAATTGCGGATAGGCTCTGATAAGCAAATAAAATGCAGCTTGCGATTCGGCATCATTTTGATTCCTTAAAGTGGTTTGTATGCTTGCAGCCAATAAACCGTATGTGTTTATTGAATCTAAATCCTCATCTGTTACCTCTTGATTTGAAGTTCCATAAGTTAAAGTAATTTCGTTTCTGACATCTCCAGCTCTTTTTACAATGGAAAGACCAGGGCCAATTGAATGATTACCATCTAAATCGACATATCCGTTTGCACTAAGGTATTGGGCTCTATGGGTTGAATCGGCGTAACCTATGCGACCCTGAGAATCCTCATACAAATAACCCAGTCCGCTTTGTGCAAAACGGGCCGCCAAGTTGTAAAGAGTGTCATCTATTCCGTTTTCGGAATGAAGTTCATAATCTCCTGGAGTATCGACTTCGCCTAATCCGCTATTTTCCGCATCTTGCCATTGGGTCGTTGGAGTATATCCAGCCCAAGTTTCGGACGCAGGAATTTCATCCCATTGACTAAAAAGAACTTGGCTAATTAATTCCTTGATTCTATCTCCGTCAAATTGATGAGCAAAGTTGCCAACATAAACTGCGCGATTAAGACGCGCTAGTGCGCCTACGGCTACTATTTGAATTCTTTGCGTTAGAGCAGTAGATCCAGATGCCTGAACTGTAATTCCTAAATCTGTTATAAATCCACCAAATAAAGGCACAAAAGTATTTGTTGAATCTTGGACCTCAATCGTAACTGTGTTATTGATTTCAAAAGAGACTGCTGTTTCTGAAGTTTCAATTAAGGTTAAATTGCAATAACCAGCGCTGGGCTGCGAATAAATATCTTCTCTGCCAGACCTTATTGTCAGACCGCTTAAGGTCGCGCTAGTAACTACTAAGTTATTTACTTTAACCCGATAAACGGGACTCCAAGCGGTCATTGATTAAACTGACTTGCGCCAGAACCAGTCCTACTTTGTGAGTTATTTAATGCCAAAATCACTGCTCGGCTAAATCCTTCTTCATCAATCACTGATGGAGCATTGACATTGATTATAACATTGCCGTTTTCATCAGCTTGCCTAAATCCGCCAACATTAAATGATCCTGTACCTGCGATTCTTTTTATAAAATTTGCTTCAGTAACTTGTTCAATCAAAGTAGGTGTAGGATTGGCCGAGCTACTTGAGATTCGTCCGCTAACTGGATTGCCACCTACTCGCGCAGAAGTTAAATTAGAACGCGTTGTATTTCTTACATCACTTACTTCACCAGCTGCGCCTACCCCTGTGCCACCACCAGGGAAGAATAGTGGAGCTTTTGCCTCTGGAGTATCATTGCTTCGTCCAATTGCATTTGCTGCAGATAAAACGGCTGCACCTACGGCGGTTGCTCCAACGCCGAGTAATGGATTAATAGCAAAGGATTGAGCTATACCAGCGACTATTGCGCTGCCTTTTAATAGATTGTAGGCTTTTATTAAACCATTGATCAATAAAATAATTGCAGTTACACCAGCAGCAACTTTATTTGCCACAAAAACCGCAGCTATGACTCCAGCCAAAACTATTAACTCATCCTGTAATTCAATTACTGTGTTGATAAAACCTCTAACTTTTTCACCCCATTCAAGGGCTGTCTGCTGTGAATCGGTCAAAGATTCGTCAAGGCCACCAGATCCCGTCAAGCCAGCTATAAACGAGTCTAAAGCTGGTATAAAGTTTTCTAATATCCAAGCAGTCAATTCTTGAACAGCTGGCAATAATGCAGCCCCAATAGATTCCTTAGCTTCATCAAGAGCAATTTTGACGCGCTCCATTTGAACCTGTGTGCTTTCTGCTGCGTTCTCTGAGAAATTGCCAAAAGTGTCAGTAAGTGATTGGACTGTTGTATCAAAATCTTGCGACTTAAGAGTAGCTGCATCGATACCCAGACCCAATTTGCCAAGTGCTGTTGTATTGCCATCATAGGCTTTACCTAAAGCGTTAGTAACTGTCTCTAAAGGTTTTCCCGTTGCTGCTGTCAAATCTAATGCCAAATTCAGTAGTTTTTGAGCATCCTCAACATCGTTGGTTGAACGGACTAATCGGCTAAAAGCTGGGCGCAATTGGTCATCAGTAATGCCAGCAGCGATGGAAGTTTGTGTTATGTATTTCTCAACGCCAGCAATTTGGGCATCGGTTGCTGCGGTTGTGCTGCGTATAGTTTCCGCTAATTTGAGCTGAGCAGCTTCATCTTCGGCTGCTGCTTTAACTGCGCTGACTGCAAATGCGCCAACTGCTGCGCCTGCAGCTGCAAAAGCAATAGCGGCCTTTTTTCCAAATTCGCTGGCGCGCTCCCCAATCGAATCAATATCTTTAGAACCAGCCGCCAACTTCTTTTGGAAGTCTGCTGTGTCTGCTAGGAGTTTGAGCGTTAAGGCTCTTGAATCAGATGCCACTTATGCCCCACTTATCTAATATTTTGTTAAATGCTGCAGTCCATTGTGCCACAATATTTTTCTGTTCTTGGCGCAAAGTTGGATAAATAAACCAACCGCGAGAGCCGCGCCCTTGTCTACCAGAATATGCAGGAAATTGCTTAAACTTATTTGAACCAAATTCAAAGCCAGCCCAAAGCATCTGAGTATTTGCTCCACCGCTAAATCTTTGACTAGCAAAGCCATATTTAATTTCGCCAGTAGTGCTTGTTTTAGACACTTTAGATCCGCTAACGATTCTGTCAATTGCTTTTTGCCCTTTAGTTCTAGAGCCTGCAGAAATAGCAATTTGTTTTTGTAGGTAAGTAGCAAGAGCATTAGAACTTTGGCGAGCCTCGGCTTTGGCTTCATCGCCTAAAACTGAGAAGGCTTTATACACTTGACGCAGCTCGGTGCGATCAAATGCTGCGACTTCTTCAGCCATCCTTGTTCATCTCCTTTATCAGCTCGACTGCCGTTGCTACATCGTCCCAATCATCCCAATACTGCATCGGGATGCCAGTCTTAAGAGCAACTATTACTAATAGCCGCCTTACGCTGTCGGGCTGATGGCTTTTGGGTCATCGTTGCCTGTCTTAATGTCGGCAACTGTCTCCATCCATACTTCAAAGCTCTTTACTGGCTTACCAGCGCTTTCGCGTTTGTAAGCGTTATAGGCTAAGAACATTAAGTCCCAGATTCCTATATTTTCTTGAGCTTTGGTAATAGTGTGTCCAGTTGCCTTTTCCCACTTGGCCCATTCAGGCGGTTGAGCAATATAAGTTGCTGATTCCCCTGAGTTATATTCAATTGTGATTGATAGTTTCATAGCTCCCGATGCTCCGATCTATTAGGCGAAGTTCTCTGATGGCGTTCCAATTACTGTAAATGTCCAAGTGTCGGTAAGTGCTCCAGGAGCAGCTCCGCCAGCAGTTGGAAAAATTGGAAGGAATGTGAATGTAAATACTGCGCCTGTGGCTGCAGTAAAGACTGCGGTTACTACGCTATTTGCATAGTTTTCTGCTTCACCCCACATTGCTTCAAATAGCGAGCCTGGGGCTCCCCAATCTTGTAGCAATTCAATTGTAAATGTCCATTGTTTATCAACGGACTTGTAAGCGCGACCATCAAGGGTTTGATAAGTCTCAATAATCGTTTCAGCTGAAAGGACGGCGGATGTCGTTTGAGCATCGTAGCTAACCCCATTAAGGGTAAAGCTAACATCGCGCCCAGTTATTACTGTTGTTGGCATTTGGGTCTCCTATGCGGTTTGCTCGTAGCGGACGCTCAAGCGAATGTCTGCAACCAATAAAT